GTGGAAGCATATCAGGGTGCGTATGATTTGATCGGCGCCATCCCGGCCCCCAAGGATATGCCGCGTGATAGCCTGAAATGCCTCGAGGCTGACGCTGAGTGGATTGAAGAGAATCACGAAAAGATCTGCAAGGGTAATCGCGCCGTCGCAAATCTCATCGATACGCTGACAGGCGTGTATCTCTCTGCAATCTATAAGCTGAGGAACCTGAAGTGATGGACACCACCACCATCTTCACCATCCTCGGCTTTGTCATCACGGCTCTCAGCTTCATTGGGGCCCTGATCACGGTTTGGGTCAACCTCACCAACAAGCTGACACTCCTTGAAGCGCGGCTCGGATTTGGCGATGAGAAGTTCAATGCCATCGACAAGAAGTTTGACGAGGTAATGATGCACCTCCGCCGGATTGAGGATAAACTAGATAATAAGGCAGACAGGTAAGAGGGTATGAAGGTTGTGATGTTGCTGGCGGCAACACTGCTGCTGTCCGGGTGCAAGGATCGCTTCCGGTACTATTGCCAAGACCCAGAGAATTGGAAAGCGGCAGAGTGCCAGAAGCCTGATTGTATCGCATCAGGGTATTGCACCGAATATCTAGTGACGACAGGCGAGATGAAAAATGAAACCCACTAGGGAGTGGACGCCAGAGGAACTGCTTCGCTTCATCGTCGGTGTCGTGCTGTCGGTGACACTTATGTTTATCGTGGCGACTGTGCTATACTCCCTCATATTCGTTTCGCAGCCGATGGATGGGCAGGCGCCAAACGACGCAGAGTTTTTTAAGTTGATCAACCCGATTGCGACGTTCATCGTTGGTGCATTGGCAGGGTTGATGGCTGGACAGGGCAGTGGCGAGACAAAGCCAAAGCCCCCAAAGAAGGAAGATGATGATGAGCTTCTGGGATAGGTTTGAAAGCACGCGCGACGGCGTTGAGGACACCATTGAGTTCACGATCCGCATGGCCGTGACCACGCTGGCTTGCGTCATCCTTGTGGTCGTCATTGCGATGGTTGTGGGTCTGTTCATGCCCAAAGAGGTGGTGGACAGCGACAAGGTATTTGAGATCATCGGCCCCGCCTTCAACACAGTCGTCGGCGCGTTCGTCGGTTTACTGGGCGGCCTCAGCCTCAACGCCAATGCGCGTGACAAGGAAACGCCGCTCGAACTGGAAACGCCTGCGCCTGAGCCAGAGCCTGACCCTGTTGTGTCTCAGCCAGTAGCAGCAAGCCCTGTTGTGTCTCAGGAAGCGCCCTCTGTGATCGACAACGAGGACGATGACGATGACATGGCCCCGTGGGAGAAGTACCGGAACGATCTGCGCTATGACGCAAACGGCGACGGCGTGGTCGACGAGGATGACTTCCCTGACTGGCGCAACCCGGCGGCGTAAATGGCAGGCGAACTCTCAACCGTCGAGATGATCGGCCAGCTTTGGCCTATCGTCCTTGCGTTTATCACTCTGACGATTATCCTCGCCAAGATGGACGTCCGTCTCGGCGTGGCTGAGGAAAAGATCAAGACGCTCTTTGAGCTTTGGAATAGTCGGAAGGATGACAAATGAGCCTGATTGAACTTCAGAAAAAGATCGGAGTGACGGCAGATGGTGCGTTTGGTCCGGGAACGTATAAGAAGGCTGCGTCTTTCTATAAGCTATCACCTAATCGCGCTGCGCATTTCTTTGCTCAAACGGCGCATGAGTCGGGCGGCTTCAAGGCGTTCAGCGAGAACCTGAACTATGGCGCGAAGGGCCTGCGCGGCATCTTCGGTAAGTATTTCAGGTCTGATCTGGAAGCGCGCTTGTACGAGCGGCAGCCGCAGAAGATTGCCAACCGCGTCTATGCCAATCGCATGGGCAATGGCCCTGAGAGCAGCGGCGACGGATGGAAATTCCGTGGACGCGGCGCGCTCCAACTGACCGGCAAGGACAACTATCAGGCGTTCGCCAATTACATTGGCCGCCCAGATGTCATGGACAACCCAGACCTTGTGGCTGGCGAACTCTGCTTTGAGAGCGCGTTGTGGTTTTTCGACCGCAACAAGCTGTGGTCGATCTGCGACCAAGGCATAAATGATGCCGCCATTCTTGCGCTAACGAAGCGTATCAATGGCGGCACTCATGGTCTGGATGACCGCAAGGCCAAGACCAAGAAATACGCGAGTTGGTTATAATGTTCGGCATCCCATCACCTTTTATCCTAGGCGGACTGCTTTTCTTAGGGTTTGTTGGTGGGTATAAGGTGAGGGATTGGCAGTGCGACGCTGCCTACGCAAAAGCGTTAGAGAAGGCTGAGAAGCAGCGTGTTGCGATGCAACAAGTCATCGACAACAAATCAAGTCAATACGAGGAGGTGCGGAATGCAACAGAAGTTACGTCTGTTGAACGGACCAACACTATTAAGGAAATCTACAGGAACATCCCTGCTCCTCCTGCTGATTGCCCTACTCCTCCTGATGGTCTCGTCGGGGTGCTCAAGCAAAGCATCCGTGATACAGACACTCCCGGCTCCGCCCGCCAATCTAGTGTTCCCATGCAAGAACCTAAGTGATCCACCAGCACCCCTACTAGACCCGGAGCGCGCTTTGTGGGAAAAGGGCATTATTGAAGCGTTTGGTGATTGCAAGATAAAGCACAGGTTGGTCGTCGAAGCATGGCAGGAAGCCTTAAAGGTTAAAGCAAAATAAGGAGATCACTGTGAAACTCAAAAATATTAAGGGCGTCGTCGGCGAGAACCTGCCAGTCCAGCCAACGCTGATGGTCAAGCTCATGAACGTCAAGGGCAAGCTTACGGTCGCCATCGCTGCTGTTGCAGCTTTGATTGCAGCAGTTTCCGAATTGATGTAAGGCCCTCATTATGCCAGCTGCGATGACATACACCAGTCTGCTCAATGACCTCCGCGCTTACCTCGAGCGCGGGGCTACATTGGCGACCGATCCTACGGTCTATGAGCAGCTTCCGAACCTCGTTAACCTTGCAGAGCGCCGCTTGCAGCGTGACATCAAGGTGGTCGGGACGATCAGTGTCGTTAGCTCGACGATGATTGATGGCACGGCAGTTTACGCAAAGCCTGATAGGTGGCGCGAAACGGTCAGCATGTTTGCTGGGGTTGGCGCTGGCTTCAATACTCGCAAGGAGCTGTTCACGCGCTCCTATGAATACTGCCGGAACTATTGGCCGAACCAAACGTCGAAGGATGAGCCGCGCTTCTATGCTGATTACGACTATCAGCATTGGCTGATCGTCCCCACACCGGACGATGATTACCCTTACGAAATCCTTTACAATGAGCAGCCCGTCTATCTCGACGACAACACGCAGACGAACTGGTTCACTGAGTATGCACCTGACGCGCTGCTCTATGGTTCGCTGCTTGAGGCACAGCCATTCTTGAAGAACGAAGAAATGATCTCGGTGTGGGATCAGTTTTATCAACGCGCCATCGGGGCAATTAATGGTGAGGATCGCCGCCAGATCGTTGATCGCGGCCTCATTCGTAGGGAGGACTAACCCGTGACTTTCGTCCAGACTTTCGGCGGCACGAACATTTATTCGGCTGAACCTTCCTACCGTGCGATTGCACTGACAGCTAACGTAACTCTCTCTTGGCCGATTGAAATGTCGACGGATGAAAACGTCGTCGCCAAGATCATGGACGTTACGCCTAACGCCGTCAGCCGCGTCATCACGATGCCACCTGCCAATCAGGTCAGCGTCGGCCAGACTGCGCTGTTCTTCAACGTCGGCTCCTACACATTCACGGTCAACGACAACGCCGGCAACGCAATCGTTTCGGTTGCTCCGGGCCTCGCGTGGCAGATTTACCTGACCGATAACACGACAGCGGCTGGATCGTGGCGCACGGTACAGTTTGGAGCTGGCTCGTCATCGGCAACAGCTGGCGCGCTGACCGGGTATGGCATCATTGCTATTGCAAACACGCTCAATCAGGCTGCTCCCGTTTCAAACTTGGCTGTGAATTACACAATCGGTCTTCCTGATCGTGCTGGTGTGATTAACTGGACCGGTGGCGCTGGTACGTTCACGCTTCCATCCGCCTCAACCTGTGGCAATAACTGGTTCGTTCTGGTCCGCAACAGCGGTAACGGAGCAATTACTCTGGCAACGCCGGGCGGTGAGACGATCAATGATGGTGCGACGATGTCGTATAATCCGGGCGATAGCGCAATCGTCATCTGCGACGGGTCTGACTTCTACACGGTTGGCTTCGGGCAGGCTCCTGAGTATCTGTTCGATTACGTCTCAATTGATCTTACGGGGCAGACTAGCCCTTACATTCTGAGTGGCGCGAACCTGAACCGCATATCCTATAACTTCACGGGCACGCTGCTCGCGAACATGGTCATTCAGGTTCCGAATACGATCCAGCAATACTGGGTGTCTAACCAGACCTCTGGCGCTTACACGCTGGCGCTGTCCACTTCCGGTGGGACGCCTGCTGAGGTTACGCAGGGTGCGCGGGCCATTCTATATTGCGATGGCACCAATGTTTATTACGCCCAGACAGGTGGCCTTGCGCTTCCGATCACCATCTCTCAGGGGGGCACGGGCGCCACGAACATCTCAACGGCGCGCACCAACCTTGGCGCTACGTCTGTTGGGGTCGCCCTGTTTACCGCCGCAAACGCCACTGCAGGTCGCGTGGCAATTACCGCTGCAGCGGCTGGCGCAAACAGTGACATCACCTCCCTGTCGGGCCTGACGACACCTCTGAGCGTTCCTCAAGGGGGCACAGGCGCGACCTCACTGACTGGCGTTATTAAAGGCAACGGCGCGTCAGCAATTACCGCAGCGACTGCAGGGACTGATTTCGTTGCACCCGGCACCGTCACGACGTTCACGGCAACTCAGACGTTCACTGGCTCTACCAGTGTTCCTGCAGAGATTGTCCGCAACATCGTTGAGCCCGTCACGGTATCCGCAACGGCTGCGACCGGCACGATTGCACTTTACCCATCGACGCAGTCAGTTCTTTATTACACGACGAATGCGTCGGGGAACTTCACTATCAATCTGACATGGTCCTCAGGGACGACGATGAATACCGCTCTCTCAACGGGTCAGGCGGTGACTGTTGCATTCATGGTTACGAATGGCGCGACCGCGTATTATAATAACGTCGTGCAGGTAGATGGTTCGACCAGCGGCGTAACCACGAAGTGGCAGGGTGGCATTGCTCCGGCCAGTGGAAACGCCAGCAGCATCGACATTTACACGTACACGGTAATTAAAACTGGTAGCGCCACATTCACGGTGCTGGCATCTCAAACCAAATTTGCGTGAGGATGGGCCATTGCCAACCTTAGTAACTAGAGGTGCAGCAAGTGCTATAGGCTTCGGCTTTGCCGGAGCGGTTGCGGGTCAGCAGGCTTATACCACTCCGGGAACGTATTCATGGGTTGCCCCAGCAGGCGTCACCAGTGTTTGCGTTGTGTGCGTTGGCGGCGGCGGCTTTGGTTATTCACGGAGTGACGGCGGTGGCGGTGGCGGGGGCGGCGGCGGGCTAGGCTACAAGAATAATATCGCCGTTGTTCCGGGCACATCATACACTGTGGTTGTCGGCGCTGGGGGCAGCGTAGGGGGAGTTGCGGCTGGTGACAGTTATTTTATAAACTTGTCCACTGTTGCTGGTCTTAAGGGTCAAAATATTACCTATTTTAATACCTCTAACACTGGCGGTAGCTATGCTGGTGATGGGGGTGGACAGGGCGGCGCCGGTGGACCC